CTGGTATGTAGTTCAGGTAGATGAACGGTTCAAGGTAGACTGGCCTACTTTAAGTCAATCTTCCGGGTCGTTTGTTTTAAAAGGGTTGCACATGGATGGCCTCGTGGCGGAGTGGCTACGCAGAGGACTGCAAATAGCGAAGTCCTTTGTTTTCAATGATTTACGGCCATATCTCCAATGTTTTCGATGGTCAACAACGGGTTTATCTGGAAGATGAACACCCATTGCACCAATGTTCATATGTAAACTTTCGAGTGGATTTGTAGCAGGTGCATGATGCGCGTAGCGCCGAGTTGTCGCCAGTGACGCATGTCCCAAAAGATTGGCAACAGTGAGTGACGGCACCCCCCTCTGAGTCATTATAGTAGCGGTCGTGTGACGCAGGACATGAGGCGTAATCTCCGGCGTCAGATTGAGAGCCTGAGAGACCATCGTGCATGTGTCATACAGGACGCGATACGAGGGGACGCCTGTTTTCAGAAGTTGACATAAGTCATTGTAGAGTTCCCCCGGTATGGGGACGACTCTATTTCTAGATGTCTTCGTCTTCTCCGCGCGAACGAGGATGAAATACCCGTTTACAGACATTTGTATCTGGTCAGGCTTCAATGACAACAGTTCGCCAACACGCATCCCTGTCAGGATCAGTGTCTGAATGGCGACAGAAACGTCATGACCACGGTAACTGTAGACAGTCTCAAGGAACTCAGGAATCCTGTCAGCAGGCAGGAACACATCCTTGACGGCTCTATCCTCGCACCACGGTATCTTAGGCATGCGGTCGATAATCTCACCGTCGTAGGCCCACCGTAGAACCTTGGATGCCGCCGCCAGTATGCGGTTGATAGTTCCCGGCGCGTATGGGCGTCCGGTCCTCCCCACCAGTGTGTTCTCGAAATACTCAACGAGCATCTCAAGTTCACGCTTCTTTATACGCGCGAGGGGCGTATCTCGACCGAGAACGTCCATCACCATCATTAGACGTAAACGACTTTGCTTCTCGTTCTTACGTCCCTTCCAGAGACGATGGCTTGCCTCGTGCCATGCGTCGAGCAGGGTGTAGGTGTCATCAGTCACTTGAGACTCCCATGCGCGAGAGGAGCCTATTGAGCAGCTTCCGACCTTGGATCGTCAGTGTGTAATGTTTACCGCGCAAGTCAGAACGGTCGATGGTCTGGTCAATAAGCATAAGACCATCTTCCCCGTTCCTCTTTTGTGGCCCTAGTTCCAGAAGTAGACGCGAGGTCATGCTCCCGTTCCACGTGGGGCCAAGGTATTGGGCAGCTTCAGAAGGGGTGATGCCGGGTTTCAGCGCCACCAGAAGAAAAGCCGCCATTGAACTTGCAGGCATGTCAGCACGAACATCACGAAACGACTGAATACAGTTGAGCAGTCGTTCCATCTTGATTGCGTCACCATCTGCAAGTCTATCTTTTGCGTAGGTCATGTGAACCTCTTAATGATTACTCAATACGGACATCAGCGCCCAGAGTGTCACACAAGGCCAAGAGGCCATCCATGTGTGTAGCGTCTACAATATAGAGCGCGTCAGTGGGGCTGTATAGTGTGGTAACTACTCCATTCGTGCTGTCTGATGGTCCTCCTACTACTATCTGAACGACAACAGGGGCGCGCGAGGGAAGCGCTTGTCCATACTGCTGAAGGTATTGCTGTATCTCTTTGATTGACATGGCTTTCTATCCACAGTTTTTTAGGAACGCAGTTCCTGCTTAAGATTGGCCGGGGTAAACCCCTAAAAGCTTCAGAAGGCTCTAGGAAGCCCACTGAGGCGGCTGTTTGGTATTCTGCTAGTAGGGTAGCGGGCTTATTCCTTTCGTCTCTATACGGCCTGTATAGCGCTTTCTGGGACGCATTTCGGGTGCCTAGCGGTTTTCTGGGATGGTCGCAAGCGCACGGCAGCAGCCCTCCCAGTCAGATTAGATGTTCTTATATTGTTCTAGTTCTATGATTTCTGCAATAGGGCCATAGACGCTGTGAATACTGTGGATAAATGGTCTAGCTACTGTGGCCCTACTGCTACATTTGTAGACAAGGCTAGTGCGTCAGCATGAACGAATATCGCGCGAGGGGAGGGTCGTTTCGTGTTTGCATATATTTAGGCAACGGCTCCACCTCGTAACACTCGCCTACCTCTTCATACGCGAGGAGACGGTCGCACGAGGCGATGTCGGTGCCGGAGACATATCGCGTGTCCCCGACTCTAATGTAGTCCGCCCATCGTAACGGGGCGATGATGTGGGTTACCTTTGTCCTGTTCATTTCTTCGCCGCTTTCTTTTGTCCCGCATGTTTCGACTTGCGATGTAGGCGCGTGTGGACGCCGGGGCGTTGTCGGTGAACCCATGGGGGCGCACCGCTAACGGCGAAGATGGGGTTAGTCGCAATGCACTTAGGTTTCATTTGTTTGCCTCATTGTGTCTATTGCTACACATTTATCCGAAGTAATACCAAGCCATCATGCGGCCAAGGATAAACGCGCCTAACATCACGCCCATAATAAACGCGAGGGCGTCCAGTAGACTGTAGAACGCGAGATAAGCGCGAGGCGTGTTGTATACGCGCGAGGGCGTCGTGTGGTGGTGGTTGCTCATTAGTCTTGCTCCATCTCATCGAATAGCTGGTCTTCGGTGATAGCGCCGCTCTCTAATCCTTCGAGAATGTCGCGAACAATTGCTTCTTCGGCTCGTTCACATAAGTCCTCATAAGAGAGATTATCGACGACCCATTCGGCATAGGTTACTGCTAGTCGTTCGCGTTTCATGGTCATGCCGCCTTTAGCTCACGAGTATTGATATCTAGGACATGCGTGACAGCGTCGTCGCTTTCTGTTGCGCGAGTAGCGCGAACGACGAACCATCGCATAGACAAATCATCCGCCCATACTTTCGCTTCTTCGCGCGAGGCGAAGCGCAACGCATTGTCATACCATTTGCCAGAAGCATCGGTTTGGACTTCGGGTTTATAGCTTGTCATGTTGTTAGCCTTTCTGAAATTCACGCAATATTGACAGTTTTTCTGCAGCATCGTCTGCATTCCACAGAAACATGCCAGTGAAGATTAGGTTTAGTTCGTCATCCTTGAATTTACCGAAAAGCCAGTAATCAAGGGTTTTGCATTTCTGCCATTTCATGGTCAATGTCCTTTCATGATGGGACGAAAGCGAACGCAATCTTGCGAATAACCATGCGGGAACATTAGCGCCGCGCCTTTAACGGCGGCTTCGCGAGTTGCATATGTGAAAGGGCCAATGGTTCGCCATTTGCGATTACCGGCGCGAACAAGGGTGCGATATTGGATTACGTAAGACATGACTTTATTTCCTTCTATAGTGTGGTTATTGCTACACATTAGGCCGCAACTCTAACGACGAAACCGCTTGTATCCCGTTTCGCTTTGCGACCCTTTGGTGTTAGGCCAACAATGACGCCGCGAGGGTCTAAGTGGCGCAAGTCATGCTTGTCACCGTCAATGACCGCATGACCTTTGTATGACGCAGGAAGCTTGTCGAAAACGACCGCGACATTGTGCCCATTGGATACAGCCGCAAGCGCCTGTGTCTCGTTTAATTCATGGCGCGACAAGGTTAGATGATAATTGCTAGGCAATGGGCGCGAAAGGCGCATGTGGTTTTTCGTGTAGTCCACATATTGGATATGAGGGAACGCTTCAAAAAGATTGCGATATGTAACACCATTGCGTTCACATGCTATCCCTTCCCATGCAATATCAGTCGAACCATTTAGACGAACGCACAACGCTAAACCCTCGCGCTGCGCCTTGCGTTCACACAATTCAATAGCGCGCACAATGTCGCGCATGTATGCTTTACGGTCGCGCATGAAACGACGCGCCTTGTCAATGCGGGACTGGCGAACGCTATTACCTTGCGCCTCATTACTCTCGATATCTTTGACCATACCAGCTTGTCCACTGGTTAAACCTAGGCAAGCCGCAATGCAGCTAGGGGTCGCATGTGAACACAGATTGCCGACGCCGCCCATGGTCGCGGGCGCCATATAGTGTATGGCGTTCAAGTAGCCATAGCCCATCGCCTTTGCCGCTTTGGCGCTATCAGTGGAAAATATGCGGTTCTTCATAATGTATCCCCATATGCTCAGTGTGCCAGATGCTACACAATAAGTTAGAAGAAAAACGCCATCGCGCTGAAACCGATCGTCAAACCGGCGCAGACAATGGTAAGAGCGAAGAAAGCGCCATAGGCGAAGTCTGAATAGGTCATGAGATTATCTCCTAGGGTATGGGTTGCCATGTGTTACTATTAGCGCGCACTAATGGCGAACTTAATGTCTGCGTAAGCATTGGTTATGAAGAAGCGAGCCAGTTGAACATTGCCGCGCTTAAGTGAAACGCGGGCCTTGTTAAGGAAACGAATTGCCCAACGGATTGCGTCAATTGCTTGCGCGCTGTTACCATTGGCCCGCGCTTGTTGCAGCGCAGACATGGCGAGACCGATTGAGCGATTGAGGCTTTGGGTATTCATTGTGTATCCCCTGTGTTACGTGTGTTTCGATTGGTCTAATGTAGCATATGGTATAGAACATAAAACAACTATTTTTTAGCGCAATGATATCAATGGGTTACGTGTGGTTGCATTGGGTAAACATTGGGGCAAATCGATCAGAGAAAACCCATTGATATCAACGCTTTACATCAAAGACTTAAATGTATACAAAAATCGTCATTTATTCGGTAACATAATACCACACGGGATACAGTAGCGCATGATGCGACCGAATGTCGCACAATGTCCGGCAAATGTCTGGCAAATGTCCAATGCTTTCCCACTGTATCCCAATACATCCCATGTCCTACACAGGTGATACATGTGCTACACTGGTGATAGGATAGTTTATCCTTTGCGTCGTCGGGTTATCAGTGGGTTACGATGGATAGGCGGGAACATGCGACGACAACGGGTCCCTTCCGCTTGTCTCCCCCTGCTAAACCATTGAAAATCTGATTTCAAAAAAGTGCCTGAAGCGGCTAGGTTGTTGTTCGTCTCACCACCGTTTCCCACGTTTCAGAGGGTTGACGGGCTGCTTACGGAATGTAAACAAAGAGTGTATTTCATAAAACTACGTAGTTACGCTGAGTGACTTTAGTTTCAATTAGTTACATGCTATTTTTCGATCTGCATCTTACTATAGAGAGAACCACGCTAAAAATGCGTGTTTTACACCTAGGCACAGGGGCCAATGTTGTCCCGCATACTTATCGCCAACTCACCGTAACTCTCGTCACCCACTGTTACCAAAAGCCACCACCGTTCTACGCCTGACCGACTTAGGGGAGTCATCAGGTTTGCGTGGGGGACTACAGGGGGCAACCTAGGTCATCTAATGTAAACACAGGTGACCAACGTATATCCACCTACGTTACACAGGTCTAATTACGTCAACCAAGGTTCTACATTGGTAGTAAGTAGTAGGACATAACTAGTTGTGTATCTAAGGTATTACCTTGGGTATACCAAGGTTAAACTAACTGACGCTTAGTCCCTAGTTATACCTTGGTATACCCAAGGATATTTCATCCAGTTTATTCCTTTCTTCATTCTACTTTTGTGTTTCTTTTGATGGTCCTGCGTGGACCTAACGATACCCTAGGGAGACCCACGTTTGGCTATCGAATCCGCTTCATTCATCTCTGATCTAAACTCAAGTAACCCTCCCGGCAGTGACCCCGTAGGTCAAGCTGATGACCACATCCGGTTACTGAAGTCTGTCCTTAAGTCCACCTTTCCGAACCTCACTGGTGCCGTAACGGCTACTCAGGCCCAACTGAATGGTGCTTTGGTTCCTACAGGTTCCATCCTGCTATGGTCAGGCTCTACGTCCAGTGTTCCCACAGGGTGGGCCTTGTGTAACGGTCAGACCGTAGCTCGGACTGATGGCACAGGTAACATTACGACTCCTGACCTAACGAATAAGTTTGTGGTCTGTGCTGGCACTTCGTATTCCGTGGGTAGCACTGGTGGCGCTACCAGCGTTACACCCACGATTACTCTCACCAACCAAGCGGTAACCCTGACAGAAGCTCAGGTTCCTGCTCACGCCCACACGATTACCGTGACTGATCCGGGGCATAACCACACCATCAATGACCCCGGTCACGCCCACAGCTACGATAGGTCTAACGGAGGCACTGTGGTCAACGGTAGCGTGGCTGCTGTTGGTGCAGAGCAGGGCAAAACGAATACCGTCACTGGCACGAACTTCACGGGTATCAGCATCAACACTCGTGTGACCGGCATCACGGCTTCTAACAGTTCCTTTGGTGGCTCTGGTTCACACATCCACAACAATACGGCTGCGAGTTCTGCGATTCCTACGCTGCCCCCGTATTACGCCTTGGCATACATTATGAAGCTTTGAGGTAACTGAATGACCATCGTTCCAGTCCGTGACATCGGCAAACTCGGGGTCAATACGGACTGGTCTCCGGTTGATCTACCCATCACTGCGTTCACTATGGGTTCCAACGTCCGGTTCACCAATAACCGTATTCAGCGTGGACCTATCTTCAACGCTGTGGGTGCTCTGAGCAACACTAGCCCTAGTCAGTGTATCGCTTACAAGCTACTTAACGACTCCTCTCAGTTCCTTGTGTTCAACCGAGATGGAACCATCACCAACTGGGCGGCATCGACTCCCGGCACTGCGCCGACTGAAGTCAACATAAGTCCTGCTGGCTACTCACCGGGTGATAGTGGCTTGGTGTATACCGCCACCATCCTTAATGATGTTGTGTATGTGAACCGTAGCGACAGAGTCCCGTGGTATAAGACTACGGGTGGCTCCAGCTTCGCTACGTTACCCAACTGGAACTCAGAGTGGCGCTGTGAAGCCCTTCGTTCCTTCCAAGGTGTCCTTGTAGCACTCAACATCACCAAGAACGGTGTTCGCTACCCGACCATGGTGAAGACCAGCGACTTCTCGGTCTTTGGTTCACCTCCGGGTGCTTGGACTGCTGCAACCAACAATAGCGCCACAGAGAACGTCTTAGGTGACCTTCAAGACCCTCTGCTAGACGGATGGCCTCTTCGTGACCGAATGATACTCTACGCCCGCAATGAAACGTGGAGCATGGAGTATCGTGGCGATAGCTTGGTGTTCAACTATCGGCGTCTGTTCAACAACAGAGGCGTCATAAACCAAAACTGTGTGGCAGAGCATAACTCTATCCACTATGTGTTTGGTAATGAGGACATCTGGTCACACGATGGCTACACCAATAAGTCCATCGCTATGGGCCGAGTCCGTGACTTTATCTTCAACAATATCGTCACAACTGAAGCATCCAAGTTCTTTGTGGTGAACAACGCCAAGCAGGGCGAAGTGATGTTCTGCTATGTGTCTCGTGACCCATACTGTCGGTTCCCTATTGGTAACAACACAGGCTACCCCGGTTGTAATAGGGCGGCTATCTACAACTACGTGTATGACACGTGGTATTTCTATGATTTGCCATACGTCAACGGTGCGGCGCGCGGCATCACATACTCTGGGTCTAACTTTGGTGACCTATCGGCTGTCACCTACAACTCAGTGTCCGGCGCTTACAACAGTTACTTCGACGGCACTCAGCTTTACCTGATGACGGTATCGACTGGTGGCACGAGCGCTCTCGGCACATCTACGTCCAAAGTTCATGTGTATGAAGCGGCTAACATCGTTCAGGGTGTGGGTCTTTTCGATAGCTTTGCGACGGCTCCAGTGTTCCTTGAGAATAAACTCATGGATATGGACGATGTGTCGAAGGAGCTGCGTGGCTACAAGGTAGTTAACTCCATGTGGCCAGAATGCACGTTTGCTGTTGGTGCTCCGCCTATGACTTTCACATGGGGTTCTTCGGATGCACCAAATGTTGCTGCGACCTATGACCACGACATGACCTTTGATGGAATAGTTTTGAACAAACTCGACTTCAATGCGCCCGGTAAATACCTGAGCCTGAAGATGACCTATGATGGCATTCAGGACTTTAGTTTGTCTGGATGGGACTTGGAGTATCAGGTGTTTGCAAGACGAGGATAACTATATTCAATGACTGAAGCTCCTCTCGATACATACATAAAGTCTCCACCTCCAGCAGACGAGCGGTCTCACTTCAATTACCTCGAAGAACAGCTTACCAAACTGGAGAATGTCTCCAAGAAGCACGTTGTTCGCATAGGTGACAACAATGAGTCCGCTAAAGCTCTTGTGTTGCAGGAGGCTAACGCTCGTGTATCTGGAGATGAAGCACAGGCAACATACACACAGACTGTAGCGGCGCAGACACTTGCGTCTGCTACGGCTCTGGTGAACACCGAAACAACCGCTAGAACGACTGCTGACTCCGCACTAGCCTCTCAGATTACGACGCTCAACGCAAATGTTGGAACCCTCAGTGGAGCAATCACGAGCGAAGCTTCTATTCGTGTTACAGCAGACGAAGCCCTAGGCACACGCATCGACAACCTCGTGCTAACCAACGGCTCCTCGGCGGCTGTCATCATTGACGAGGAAGCCTCAGCACGTATCGCTGCTGACTATGCCCTCGGCACACGTATTGACAGCCTGACCACCACGGTCAACTCTAATACGGCGGCTATCAGCACTGAGCAGACTGCTCGTTCTACCCGTGACGATGCGCTCGCCAAGCAGCTATTCACGATGTCGAGTGGTAGCTCACGTATCTACGTGGCCGCGAGTGCTCCGAGTTCTACGGGTCGCCAAGCTGGCGATGTGTGGTTTGACAGTAGCACGGCGAACTATAAGCCCTATGTGTGGGCCAGAAGCACACCTTCAGCTACTACTGGCTCTTATGACTGGCGAGACAACAGCGACGGTTCGTTCACCAATCTTGTGGGCAACTATGCTGTCTATACGCAGGCTATCAGCACACTAAACACAGCCTCATCTAGCCAAGCCTCAAGCATCACAGCGTTACAGACGACTGTCGGCAACAGTAGCTCTGGCTTAGTGAAGGACGTTAGTGCGCTCACAGAGACTGTAGGCGACTCTACGGCTGGTTTGGTCAAAGACGTTACGACACTTCAGTCAACTACAGCCCAACAGCGTATCTTCCGTCAGTCCACAATGCCTTCCACAGCTACGGCTGACCGTAAGGTAGGTGACTTGTGGTTCGACACGAGTAACGGCAACACGCCTTACTTCTGGAACGGAACAGCTTGGATTGCGAACCCTGATAACACTAGGGCGACTACGGCTGCTCTAACGACTGAACAGTCTGCTCGTAGCTCCGCTGACGCTGCTGTAGCTGCTTACGCTCTAACAGCATCTGCTGGCACAGGTCGTGTCTATACGTCCGATCCGGGGACTGTAAGTCGTCAGAACGGTGACGTATGGTTCAAAACCGAAGAGAACTTCAAGCCATACGTTTGGTATAATAGCCAGTGGAATGACAATAGTTCTGGTGCATATACTCAGTATGTCGGTCAGATTGCGAGTGTTACACAGACGGCTTCTGCGGCTTACAGCACTGCCAACAGTGCCCAGACTACAGCTAACCAAGCGAACACTACGGCAACTACGGCTAACAATACTGCCAATACCTTGGCTAATAACCTCGGTTATGAGTGGCGTGTTCAGGGAACTATTGATGGACAGCCTGCTGGTTCTATCAAGCTGACTGGTGCAAAAAAGTATAACTCTGACGGCACCTCATCCACAGTAAGTAATCTTATTATTGATGCCAACGCTACCATTAACGGTAACCTTATTGTCAGCGGAACAATCAACGGAACAAAGATTGCTGATGGAGCGATTGGTTCTACGCAGATAGCTTCGTCTGGTGTTGCAACAACTAATATTGCTGCTAATGCTGTATCAGGTAGTGGCTTTGCTACAGGTTCTGGTAGTTGTTCAACAAGTGTGACTGTTAGACCGGGTTCTCGTGTTCAAGTAATTGGTATCGTAAAGTCGTCAACTTCTACAACAAGTAAATATTGGGCATCTACAAATCAGAATGCTGGTGCTCCACAATATTACAACGGTAATGCTTGGGTATCTGGCTATCCGCCTGATCCTGCGACTACTGTGTCATCACAAGCTACGCTGAGAATTACCACTCCTTCAGGAAATGAAGATACCGATATTCTTGGTGCATATAACGGAACAAAAAGTGATACATTAGTTGGTAGTGTGAAGCCTTCTACAATCAATGAGTTTTACTATCGAAGAGATTATACTACATTGATGTATGCTACTACAGGGATAACCAGCTACTACAACAGCGGCTCTACTCCAGTAACTTTCTCGTTTCAGCTTCAAGCAATTACTTCTGGGGCTACTGTTAATCTTTACGTAATCGAATTAGCTAAATGAATTTCATACGCTACAACCCAGAAACAGGTGGCCTTACCAGCACTGGATACATGGATGATGTTCATGTGCAGGCTGAGATTGATTCAGGTCTACCTACGTTATTTGCAGACAACATTATGGACATCAGTTCTTGGCGAGTGAACCTAACCACCAAGCAACTTGAGCCTAAAGAATAAATTTATGGGGTCATAGCCCCTACAAGCGGGGAGATACCCTTGGCATCCTATAATTTCTTACCAACTATTAGCTCCACGAACCAAACGCAAACCACAGCCCCCTCATGGCAACCCCAAGTCGGCGCTCTGACCACAGCGTTTGGTGGAGCGACTCGTGCTTACAACGACCAGTTGGCTCGTGGTCCCTACACTGGCGACTACGTAGCTGCTCCGAACCAGACGCAATACGACGCCTATGGTCAGGCTGCTGACTTTGGTGCTGCTAATGGTGGCGTGGGTCAAACACAGATCAACACTGGTCAGGGCTTACTGAACAACTACAACACTGCGGGCAACGCTGCGGGCGCTCTGTATAACTTCGGTAACGCTTCTCAGACGCAGAATAACATTGCTACCGCTAATGCTTACGCGCAGAACCCTTATATCTCTGGAGCAGTGGAAGCTGCTACGAGAGACGCCCGTTCTGCTGCGAACAAGGCGTCCACTAATCTCTATCGCAACGCTGCTGGAACAAACAACCTTAACTCTGACCGCGCTGCGTTAATTCAGGGTGAGATTGACAGCAACCTCGCAGAGAACGCACAGAACATTAGCGCGTCCATGCGTAACAATGCGTTTACGACAGGTTTAGGCACGGCTCTGACGGAGAACAGTCAGGGCTTGGGTGCTCTTAGCAATGCTGGCACTATGGCTGCTGGACTTGGTTCTCAGGGTAGCGGAATGCTCTCTCAGGGCATCAACGACCAGACGAACCTCAGCAATCTGTATTCGACGGCTGGCTCCGGTCTCAATGCGCTTCAGCAGGCTATCCTTAGCAACAACTTGGCGAAGTATCAGGGACAGAATGCTGACGCATGGTCTCCTGTGCAGAACCTTTACAACATTGCTGGTGCGAATAACTGGGGTTCCACGACGAATACGAGCGGCAATTCGGTTGGCATTCAGCCTGTAGCGAACCAGAGAACATCTCCGGGCGCTCTTGGCATCCTCGGCGCTGGCCTCGGTCTCGCGGGTTCCGTTGCTGGCCTCGGTATGGGTGGTGGAGCAACGCTTGGTGGCATGGCTGCTGGTGCTTTGTTCCCTGCCTTCGGTAAGGCTGCTGGTGCTGCTGGCTCCAATGGGATGCAGTTCCCTGTAGCCAATGCAAACGGCGGTTTTAGCCCCGGAGGATGGTATTAATGGCAATCCGTAATCCAACGCTAGACGCCTTCCAGCCCCGTGGCTTCAGGAACCTGAACCCCGGTAACATTGAGGACGGCCCGTTCGCTCGTCGTCAGCCGGGATACAAGGGGACAGACGGTCGCTTTGCTATCTTTGACTCTATGGAAAATGGGCTAGGCGCTCAGTCTGCCCTACTCAACAGCTACGGCAACCGGGGTCTCAATACACTAAACGCTATTGTGAACCGTTACGCTCCGGCGGCTGACCATAACAATACGGCTGCTTACTCCTCATTCCTCTCCAAGAGAATGGGTATAGCGCCGGATGCCCCGCTTGACATGAGCAACCCTAATGTCCGCCGCGACCTCGCGTTAGCTATGGCTGAACACGAGAACGGCAAAGACCCAAGAAGCTTTATGGCTCTTGGTTCTGACAGTATGCCTCAAGTTGGCGGAGAGCAGCCTCAAGCCCCACAGGGCGCTCAGAGTATCTCTCTGGGTGACCAAGAGAACCAGCAGCCCCTGAACAACATCGGGTCTACTTTGGCCAACATGGGGGCTTCTCTGGCCTCTCTGGACCGTGGTGGCACTGGCATTGCGTCTCTGAATGCTTCTCGTGTGGCGAGTAACCTTGCTGCTCAGGAACAGCAGCGTGAGGCGCAGGGTGGCTGGAAGTATGCCGGTCAGACCCAGAACGGTCAGGGACTGATGTTCCAGAATAGCCGTGGTGAGATTCGTGTTGAACCTCTGGCTCCGGGTTTCGCTGGTAAGTCTGACAGTGATCTGCCGAACTCTGTGAAAGAGTATAATTACCGTCAGAAAAACCCTGATTACGCCGACTATATGGACAACAAGGACAAGCTAGAGCCTTCGTTGTCTGAAGATACTCGTCGTTCTTACGCAATGCGCGCTATCAAGGGTGACAATACTTGGACCAAGGAAATTGGTGGTGACAAGCAGGGTGCTGTCGATAAGCGGGCTATTGATGAAGAGCAGACAAAGGTTGCCAAAGAGCTTGGTCTGACTGTTGACGATGTTATGAAAGCCAGAACGGAACAGCGTTACCGCAACAAGGTTGCTGACCGTATTGCTCTTATTGATGTCAACACTGAGACAGCCTCTAACAAGATTGAAGCTGCTGCCACAAACCTCATCGAAACCTCGAAAAAATATCCGAGAGGAGACATCCGGTTCCTTGAGGGTATTAAGCAGAAGTGGGACGAACAGACCAACAACCCGAACCTTCAGTCACTGAAGACGGCTGTTGACGCTTTCGCTCTCGACTACGCTACTGCTCTGAACCCTCAGAAGACGTCGCCTACTGTGGATGACGTTCGCAACGCGCGTAACAAAATTCTCACCACGATGAACCAAGAGTCGCTTGAGGCTGCTGTTAACATTGTTCAGCGGGAGATTGGCTCTATTCGCCAGAATGCTAGGAGAACTCACGAGCAGTTCTTTGGTTCTGTAAATGAAGCTCCGCTGGGTGGAAAGACTAATGGTGCTGGTGGTGACTCCGGTCAACCAAAGCGACTGAAATACAACCCGACAACGGGTGAACTGGAATAATTTATGGCAATGGAAGTAGAAGGGCCGGATGGGTCCGTAGTTGAATTTCCTGATGGCACTCCTCATGAGGTCATCAAAGGAGCTATGGCGAAGCATTTCGGCTCTCCTACTCCACAAGAGCAGCCGAAGACGAACCAACAGCAAACTGAAGAAATGCCTGCTGCCACAAAGGCTCTTAAAGCATTGGCTTTCGGTGCAACACAAACACGAAGCAAAGACGTTGACACACTGCGTAAATCCGGTGCTGTGGGCTTTGATCTAGACGAGCTGGACAGAACCACAGACTGGATGAAGCAACAAGCTGGTCTTCAGAACTATGATCCAGCTTCAGCGCACTTTGCTGACTCAAGTAAACCTTGGACAGAACGCATTGGCTATTTGCCTCGCACGTTGCTTGAGGGTGCTCCAGAGATGGCGCAGCACATCGCTGCATCAACTCTTGCAGGACCGATTGGTATGCTCGGGTCCACTGCGCTTGCCGAAGGTGGTTCTTCAGTCAATCGTGTCCGTGAAGCCGATAAGACTGACCCTAACGCAGAACTGACCACAAGCCAGAAGATGCGTGTTGGTGGTAATGTCCTTACACAGGCCATACTTAATGAAGTTGGTGGTAGAGCAACTCTTGGCGCAACACAGCCAGTTAAAGCTGTTGGTATGGAGGGTGTTAAGCAGGCGGCTGGTAATGTTGTCAAAGCTGCTGGTGTCGATGCTGCTGTTGGTGGCTATGGCGCTGGTGCTGACAAAGCCCTTATTGAAGGACAGGTTCCTTCGGTCGCTGACGTAGCTCTCCCTTCACTAGCCGGAGCTTCTGTAGGCACTGCCTTCCGTGCTCCCGGTGCAGCCAGAGAAGCTGCGGTTGCTACTCGTTTCCGTGAGCTAGGCAAGATTGACCCACAGTCTCGTGGTGAAGTCGCTGACATACTGAAGAAGTATGATGGTAGCTTTGATGCTGCGAAAGAACACCTCGGCAAAGAGCTAGACTATGCTTCCAAGGGTTTGGATGACGTAACCAAAGCATCCATTACCGAAGCTAAGATCAAGCTTAAGAATGGTCAGAGGTTGGAGCCTGAAGAGATACAGGCGGTTGCTAAGGCTGATCCTGAAGCCGGTAAAGTTCTTCAGAACCTAGACACCTTCAGCGTCATGAAGGGTTTGGATAACGGTGGTCTCTCAGGTTCTGCCTTTGGTCGCCTTCTGAACCCCTTCCAACGTGGTGCTCACGGTGACGTTCCGACGACACTTGGTCGCTTTGCTGAAGGCGCTTCTATTGGTCACGCATTCTGGGCGCATGACCCCACTACGGCTGCTGCTGTTCTTGGAACACAGCTTGGTGGCACTATGGCGCTTAAGGGTGTCGATGCGCTTACGGGTGCCGCTAATCCCGCTCGTGTCATCACCGACAAGTTCGCTGGAACTGCTGAACCTACGCCTAGTATTGCTCAGGCTAGGGCTGCTGTATTTGCTAAAGACTTGGCTGAAAGACAGGCTAACGCATTTGCTTCTAAGATGAAGCTTGATGTAGCGAAGGACGAGAAGTCGGCAGTCGATAAGAAAGCTGCTGATCTAGAAGCTGCTAAGAAGCAAGCCAAAGAAGACGCCAAGGCAACAGCCGCTGCTATGCGTGTTGCTCGTCAATCTCTGGATGCTGTTAGGAACACTGATGCAATCAGAGAGCGGCAGAACCAACAGGATGATGCTGCGATGCGGCGTCAAGCGGACCTGATGCGAAACAGTCAAGCTGTGGAAGACATAAGGCTCGCTGCTGAAGATGAGGCTAAGAAGAAGTCCGATAAAGACTTCTGGGCAAACCAACGTAGTCGTTTGGACTTACGCACACGTAGTGACATTCCTGTATCGGAAGCTGCTGGTCGTAACCTCGGTGAAAGCCAGAATGTACCGTTGCCAGAACTTGTGTCATCTGATGCTTCTAAATCCATCAGAACTCAGGCAGGCGTTCAGCGTATCCTAAGTAAAGCTGAAAATGATTATTGGGCTGAACAGCGACGACTTCTTGATGTTCGCAACAGGAGTGACGTTCCTGCATCTCAATACATGGCTCAAGACCTGGGTGAAAGCCAGAATGTCCCACTACCGGGACTTGTGTCTACATCTGCTGCTCTACCTTTGGCTGTGTCCAGACTGAAGATCAGTAAAAATAAGAGACTTCAGCCAGAAGAAGAGGGTGTTGAAAATACACAAGCTGGTGATGCTAACTCTTCGCCGCTCAGTGCTCGTCCTGATGAAGTCAAGGCTGCTATGGCTTTGAACAAGGTAAAGAAAAAAGCCAAACAAAAGCAGCAACAGAAGTCAACTGAAGAAGCCAAAGCAAGTGTTGTGTCTGCTCAAGCAAAAGCTGAAAAGAAAGTAAGCGAAGCTCGTAGAGAAGCAAGGCAGGCGGAACAAGAAGCTGATCCAAACTATCATGTGTTCAAAAGACATGGGGTAACTGAGAGATACCATAAGGACTCAATCCAGAATCCTCAACGATATGAGCAAAGCTGGAATGAGCGTCAGGATACACGTAAGTTCTTTCTTGATGATGCTCGTGAATATCTAAACACGAATCATGACCGGAAGATTCTTGATGGTATGCTCCTTCGTTGGTCCAAGCTTCGCAACAAGCCAGAGTTTGCTCGTCAAAAGTGGGAGGAGTTTGTGGATAACGCAGCCCTATCTCCAGAAACAAGGCAAGCTCTGAAAGAGGGCTTCGACGACATCATGTGGACTTGGGAAACTACAAGTAATGACGAATGACATCATCCACATAGGTGACGGTCGTTACATCAACTACACGGAGGGCGCAGCTTTGCGTCCTCCAGTCATCAAAAAGAAATGGGTTCGACCCAAGTTCGACCCTAGTCGCCATGCGACCCCTCTGATTACTCACAGCCACAAACGTCCTAACAAGGACTGGTCGAAGCTCTATGATGGCTTGGTGGGCTACCGCGAGTTAGTCGAGTTTCGCCAAGGTCGCTACATGAAGTTCATTGCTCGTGGGCGTCCTTTTGGCCATACGCGCGGCTTGAACAAACACGAGCTAAAGATTGCTCATGACGCCGCTCGTGAACAGGCAAAGAAAGACATGGAACAGATTAAGAAAAACATTGATATGACGGAGGCTGCTGAGGAAGCCCTTGAGGGTGCCATCACAGTCCTTCGTCAGCCTGCGTCACAGCAGGTAAAACTGGCGGCTGCAAAGCTTGTCCTAGAGTTCACCAAATCGAAACCCGTCGCCAAATCTGAAGTCTCTGTGAACAAGGCTGAAGAGTGGCTGGCGTCTCTGGCTGCTGATGATTGATCCTAAAGTCATCCGTAAGCGACTTTTCGATGACTTTGAGTTCTACGCCAAGAACGCCATCAAGATCAGAACTAAAGATGCGGACGTTAGGCCGCTAGTCCTAAATGAGCCACAGAAGAAGCTACACGCTGCTATTGAAGCTCAGAGGAAAGCTACCGGCAAAGTCCGCATCATCATTCTGAAGGCCCGACAGCAGGGTTTCTCTACGTATACCTCTGGTCGCATGTATTGGACCTTGAGCCAACGTAAAGCCCGCAAGGGTCTTGTGGTAGCCCATCAGGCCGATAGTTCACGCACCATCTTCGATATGTATAGGCGCACTCACGCTGAGATGCCTGAGTTGCTGAAGCCATCGACGAGCTACTCCTCTCGTAAGGAGCTTGCTTTCAGCGGCCTAGACTCCGGTATCATGGTGTCTACCGCAGGCGGCGAAGGTATCGCTCGTGGTGAAACATTCACCGACACTCATTTGTCCGAGGTCGCCTTCTGGCCTCCAGCGACTGCTGCTGACAATTTGAACGCCTTGCTACAGGCTATTCCAAACACAGAAGACACGAGCATCTACGTCGAGAGCACTGCCAACGGTATGTCTGGTGTGTTCTATGACCTTTGGAAGGGTGCTGTAGATGGAACTAATGGTTTCATAGCATTCTTCAGTGCTTGGTATGATACACCTGAGTATACTGAGGAAGTCCCTGAGAACTTTGAACGCACATACGAAGAAGAAGACTTAGTGAAGGCTTACGGTCTCACTGACGGTCAGCTTATGTTCAGACGCCGTAAGGTTGCTCAGAACGGTATCGACAAGTTCAAGCAAGAGTATCCGTCGAATGCCGACGAAGCATTTATTGCCTCTGGTCGCCCTGTGTTTAACCCAGATCAACTGCACAGAATGATGCAGGATGTCGAGCCTCCGCTTTACCAAATGTCTCTTGAAGGACAGACGTTTGAAAAGAATGTCAGAGGCGAACTAAAAGTTTGGAAAGAACGTGAACTTGGTGATGAGTTTTATATTGGCGCTGATGTCGCTATTGGCATTCAGAAAGGCGACTACAGTGTCGCTCAGATACTCGACAGTCAAAAGAACCTCGTAGCATCATGGCGTGGGCATATCCACCCAGATAAGTTTGCTGATGTTCTTTTTGCTCTCGGTAACTATTACAACGAAGCTCAAATTATTGTCGAGAACAATAACCACGGCCTGCTCACTGCTGTAAGGTTGGGACGCGACTTAGCGTATCCACATACATACACAGATGTTGCTGAAGGTAATCTCAACGATAGAGACTCGTTCACTATTGGTTTTAGAACCACAAGCAAGACCAAGCCTCTAATCATTGACAGGCTTCGTGCTGCTCTGCGTGACGACGAGATGAACATTCGTGACCGAACGACACTTCAAGAGATGCTTACATACATTGTGACCGATAGCGGCGCTATGGAAGCAGAGCAGGGGTGTTTCGATGACTGTGTTATGGCCTTGGCATTAGCAAATCATATTCATACCGGAAAGTTTACACCAATAGATGTAACGTCCGACTTTTACATAAAGGCTATTTAGTCGATGAAGGACAAGCAGTTGACTGATGAGGCGATTGGTGTCCTCATTGATAGAAAGATTAACGAAAGTCTCATCTGGTATAACGCAAAGCTCTCTCGTGAACGCGAGAAGACAATGCAATACTACAATGGCGAACTGCCCCTTCGGCAGTCGTCTGGTTCGTCAAGCTATATCTCCACGGAAGTATATGACGCGGTAGAATCGATGAAGGCTCAGCTTCTTGAGACCTTCTCTGCTGGAAGAGAGATTGCCAAGTTTGACCCCAATTCACCCGAAGATGCTGAAGAAGCCCGCATCGCCACTGCCTATTGTGACTACGTGGTCTTCAGGCAGAATGATGGATACCACATCTTCTCTGATGTCATCCATGATGGGTTGATTGCTCGCGTAGGTGTTGCGAAGGTCTACTGGGAAGAGAACGAAGAGAACATTGAGGAAGAGTTCGACGACCTGACTGAAGATGAAGTCATGGCGTTGGCTGCTGAGGAAGACATTAGCGACCTACAGGCTGAAGCTGACGAAGATCAGCCGGGGCTGTATAGTGGTAAGCTTACTCGCAAGCGTGACTCCTCGAAGGTTCGCATTGAGGTTCTGAACCCTGAAGAGTTCTGTGTTGAACCGCAGGCTAAGCATCTCGGCCCCGAATACTTCTGTGACCATCGCTCTCTTAAGACCAAAGATGAACTCATCAAGATGGGTTTTGACCAGAAGAAGGTCGAGAGCATCTCCCGTGTCGAAGACAAGCTGACCTTGCAGGCCCTTCCAGAAACATGGGCGCGCTTTCAGCAACTCGACGCTGGCTTCAAGATTGACTCCTCTGAACAGCAGGATGAACTCAAGACCATCCTTGTCCACGAGTGTTACTGGAAGTTCAAACGTCAGGGCGACAAGCACGCCAAGCTCTACAAGATTGTTAGAGCAGGCAATGTGACCCTAGAGATTCAGGAAGTAGACGATCTGCCCTTCGTGGTCTTTGCGCCGCTTCCGATTCCACATTCATTCTACGGTAACAACTTTGCTGCCCGCGTTATCCCCAGTCAGAATGTCAGAACAGTTCTCACGAGAGCTATCGTTGACCATGCTACGATTACGGTCAATCCTAGATACACCGTCCTCAAGGGTGGTCTTACGAATCCAAGAGAGCTTCTGGATAATCGTCTTGGTGGCTTGGTTAATGTCACGCGCCCTGATGCTATTAGCCCTCTGGAGCAGGCACCTCTTAATCCATTTGTCTATCAGACGCTGGAACTAATCAAGAGTCAGACTGAAGAAACGACTGGTATCTCTTCGCTATCACAGGGTCTCAACAAGGATGCCATCTCGTCGCAAAACTCTGACGCAATGGTGGAGCGTTTGGTTTCTCTCTCGCAAACGAGGCAGAAAGTCATCGCGCGCAACTTTGCGAACAACTTCCTAATTCCTCTTTACCTCAAGATATACAATCTTGTCGTCACGAAAGAGGACAAGGAGAAAGTAGTTGAGTTAGCTGGTAATTGGGTAAGAGTAAAGCCAAGCACTTGGCGTGACCGTAAGACTATCAGTGTCTCTCTACATCTCGGTTATCGTGAGCACGATGCTGAAGCTCAAAAGCGTTTGGAGTTGGCTGCTTTTCTTACACAGAGTCCGGCGTTCGCCCCTATGTTCCAACTGCCTAACGCTTGGAAACTAGCTACGGATGTCATGAAGCTGCGTGGTATGCCAGCAGTCAATGACTACCTGACGCCTCCGAACCAAGTGCCACCTCCGCAACCTGATCCGCTGGCTGTTAAGCAGTTGGAGAATGAGACCATGAAGGCTCAGGCTGCTCTGATTACCGCTCAGTCTACTCAGGGCAAGGTTCAGGCCAATGCTCAGATCGACCAAGCTAAGGTTGGCCTTGAGCAGAATAAGGCTGCTGTGGACGCTATGGTCAAGCAGCGTGACGCAGAGCGCAAAGACCTTGATGTCAACAATAAGGTTGATGTGGCGCAACGTGAGATGGACCTCGCGGAACGCACAGCAGCCACAGAGATTAAACAAACCAACATTGTGAGTCCTAATGGCTAATTTTGAAAAACCTACGCTACCTAATCCCGAAACAGTGTCTAAGGAAGCTTACATTTATACCGGCGAGAAGAACTATGAACCGCCGAAGCCGGACCCGTGGACGCAGGAGAAAAAATAATGGCTATTGGTTCTAAGGACAAAAAGCCCACGGCTGGTATCCCCGGTGGCCGTAGCCGCAAGGCTCCCTCGAAGGTTCCGGCTGGCTCGAAGCAGGGCGTAGGTGCTCGTGGTTCCGCTAAGGGTGGCAAGGCTCCTAACAAGGATGCCAAGGTCGGCATGGGAACTGGGAAGACTTTCGGTCGCTGCTAACGCTGAATGACTGAAGATGACATTGTGAGGAGGGGGGCCATTGCGGCCTCTCTCTTCGATAACCCCGACATTATGTGGTTCTTCAACCACTACAAAGAACTTACGCTGGAATCCATTGGTCAGACAAAGCCTGAGCAATACGACCAGCGTGAGCAACTATTCTATCAACACAGAGCCGTGGATGAAGTCCTCGGCATTATGATGTCTTACATGGACGCTGCTAAAGCTATCCATGAAAAGAATGAAAGTGAACGCGACTAATGCAAACAGTTATCCAAGGTGAATTGCCGTTGGACGCTGCAAAAGAACTAGACGGCACCGATACTGGAGCCGACGAATTTTTCAAGCGTATGGTTCAGGACGCCGAGAAGCCATCCGACCCAGACGAAGAGGAAGAAGAGCCGTCAGAAACCGACGACACTGAGGAACCTGAAGGCGGACGTAGCTCCGCTACTGAAGACTCCGACGAAAGTCCAGAGGGCGAAGAGGAACCTGAAGATACCGAAGGTGAAGAAGACGACACAGAGGAACCTGAAGACACCGAAGAAGCCACTGAGAAACCTAAGAAGGTTGTGGAAGCTTCGGAAGATGCAGTCGTTAAGATCAAGATTGATGGGCAGGAAGTTACCGCCACAGTCAAAGACCTGAAGCGACTGTATGGACAGGAAGCCTCACTCACTCGCAAATCCCAAGAAGCAGCCGAACTAAAGAAACGTGCTGAAGACGTAGCAACACGCCACGTAACTGGACTTGAAGCACTCCTAGCGAGAGCCAAGGAGCAGGCGGCACCTTACGCAAACATCAACTTCTTGGCGTTGACTAAAGACCCGAATGTAAGCTCTGAGGAACTCTCAGCACTGTCAGACGCGGCTAATCGTGCCTTCGATAATGTCCGCTATCTGGAGACGGAGCTTGATGGAGTAATCAAGGCTGCTCAGGATCAACGCCAGCAGCAGATGATGCAGATGGCCCGCGAAGCTATCAAGACACTTACGGACCCGAAGAATGGGATTCCTGGGTGGAATGAACAGATGTATAATGACATCCGTTCGTTTGCAGTTAGTTCAGGAATGGATGCACAGGTCGTCAACGAGATGGTTGATCCTGTGGCTTTCAAGATTTTACACATGGCCATGCAGTATCAAAAGGGTAAGACAGCCGTCACTAAGACGAAGAAAATCGACAAGACTCCGAAGCGTATCATTAAGGGAACGCCGGATGAAGTCGTCAAGAGTGCTAAGGCTGACCCTAAGCGCGCCATGATGAAGAAGCTTCAGCAGAGTGGTTCTGTTGATGACGCAGCAGATGCGTTTCTGGCTCAATGGGAAAACTAAAACTATTTTACGGGGACGAAGTCTCCGACTTCTAAGGAATACAATTTCAAATGGCTAATACGTATACCGTTTATGAGGTGATTGGTAAGAAGGAAGATGTCTCGGACATTAAGTGAATGGTGTCCCATAGACAGTAATGTCTGTGTTAAAAACTGTGTGAATTGCTGGAACATCCCACGCGGACAATCAGCAGCCAAGCTTGGACAAATGTCCTTGAAGGTTCAACGACTAGGCGAAAGCCGTAGCTACAAGTGTAGCGAAGCGCACAGCCCCAGTAATGGGTGAAGATATAGTCTGACCTTGCAGGTAACTGTAAGCAGTCCTTTGTGGACGAGCAGGAACTAACGACTCCTGTTGAACATTTTGCATCACCAACATCTCTCCGACCACGACGCCCTTCCAGTCCATGATTGGCAAGGAGAGCGTCAACAACGTCCTCTTCCAGTATCAAGAGGACACGCTTGCCTCTGCGGCTGCTAATGCTCAGTACGATGGCTTTGATGCCACCGAAGTTGCTGCTGTGCCGACTGTTGTCCGTACTGGATTTACCCAGATTCTGGCGAAGGCCATTAAGGTTGCGACGACCACGGACAAAATCTCGACGTATGGTCGAGCGAAGGAAACTGCCTACCAGCTTAGTAAGCGTTCGGCTGAATTGAAGAGAGACCTAGAGTATGTTCTCCTCAACAAGCAGGCTGGTGGTGCTGGTACGCTCAACAACGTCACGCTTACGTCGCTTGGTAATTCTGCGAACGTCGCGTCTGACGCTGCTCGCACCATGAAGTCCTTTCAGGCTCAGGTTGACTCCTCGACTTACTCGGCTCTGCTGACGAAGACGGGTGGCACCTCGACTGCCATGTCGGAAGCTAACCTCAACACGGTTCTCCAGACGCTGTTCAACAACGGTGCTGACCCGAAGTATCTAATGATTCCTCCGGGTGAAGCTCTTAACATCGCTTCGTATGCTCAGGCGTCTGGTCGCTATCGCTTTGCCGATAACGCTGATGCTGATGCGGCTCGTCGCGTTGTCAACGTCATTGACCTCTACGTTTCGCCGTTCGGTGAAATTAAGGTCATCCTGAATCGCTTTCAGGCTGCTGATGACCATCTGGTCTTCGATCCGTCCATGTGGTCGCTGGCGGTTCTCCGTCCGTGGACCCGTGAGCCGCTCGCTAAGATTGGTGACTCGGAGCGTCATCTGCTTGTTGGCGAATATGGCCTCAAGCACAAGCATTACGGTGCCTCTGGCATTATCCGTAAGGCTGCGTAACTTTTAGTTACATAAGTATTACTTGGGAGGTCCAGAGTAACATCTGGGCCTCTTTTTGTTAGCTAGGACTTATGACTACCGAACTCATTAACCCCGACATCACCTTTGAGGACGACACCGATAACGCACTCGTCGTCAAGAAGGAACAAGCAATACCTCAGTCCTTCTTAGATCGACTGAAAGACTCCAGAGACGAAAGCGCCAACAACCGCATGGGTGACTACCATCGAGTCGCTTCAATTCCCACTGTAGTGGTCGAGAAGTGGATGCGTGAAGGCTTTAACATCTGGGACAAGAACGTCACAGCGAAAGAGATAGTGGCTCGCTTAAAGCTAGAGAATCTCGATGCTTTCCTGACGACTACTAAAAATATCTAATTCAACAAGGAAACATGCGTAAAGCTATTGATATGCTCGGCCAGACATGGGGCCGCTTAACAGTTATCGAAAAGGCAGAAAGCGAAGTTCAGGGTAACTCAACTATAGCAAAATGGAAATGTGTTTGCGAATGTGGGAATGAGACAACTGTGCGCGGGTCTTCCTTACGAACTGGGCATATCAAATCCTGCGGCTGTTATAGTCGTGAGTTGACGGCACAAAAAGGAAGAAACAACAGA